CGCTGGACCGCCGGGCTGAGGCTCGGCGCCGAAGTAAGGGCAGCGGACCATACGCAGTCACGGCTGGTTCGAGGAGATGCTTAAGACGAACGCCACTCGACGGATCAAGATTGCGGGCGAGCTGTGTCCTCCAGCGCTCCTCCATCAGAGCGATCAAGCCACGCTTCCTCTCGATGAGCGAGTCGATGCGCGCCGTCTCAGCGTCAAGAAAGTCAGCCACCTCGCGCTGCTCAGCAACCCGCGCAACGATCCGCCCGCGTAATCCCAGCGCGGCGCGTTGATCGCCGCCGTCTGTATCGTTCCGGTGCTGTCTGTGTATGTCGCGGTCGATGCACGCGTGAACGTGACGCCTGGATCGAGCCAGCCGGGGCGCATGAAGTTCAGCGAGAACGGCACGACCGTGTTCGGCGGGCCAGCGGTAAGTAGCGGATCGAGCCCATTGGAGATGAGGCCCAAATCCCTCGCGACCGTGTTCCCATGGATCGTCGAGGCGGCGCCGCCACGCGCGCCCAGCGCGGCCGGGCTGGCTGGGTCAAGCACGACCTGCGCGCCGAATGATCCGCTCATGCGCTGTCCCCCTCGATAACTTCGCGGATCGAGCCACGACACGCCGCCGCGTCCATCGCGTCCGCCAGCACCGCGCGCAGCCAGTCGCGCCTGACGGTGAAACCACGTTGGTGCGCGTCCTCGATCGCGGCGTCGGCCCACTTGTCCGGATCGGTGCCGACCACGCGCTGGAACTCGGCGCCGCTGAGTGTGCGATAGTCCGTCATTATGCCACCCTCCAGTCGCGCAACGCTTCCGCGTCGCGGGGCGCGTTAGTTGCTCCGTTATCCGGCCAAAACCCGGCCACGCGATCAAACGGGCGTTTGCGGACACACTCCATGTCTTTCACGCCACCCTCCAGTCGCGCAGTTCTTCCGCGTCACGGTTGAACGCCGCGTCCCAACTGTCGCGCGGCTTGGGCCGCTCGGCGTCGCGGATGTATGGCCTGCTCATCAGCGCGTAACGAACGGAGTCGGCCGCATGATCTTCCCCATCCGTATCGATATCCTCGGCGCGGTTCGCGTCGTGCTGCATCGCCGGCAACGTCCGGATGATGTGCGTCGCGGTTGAGAAGAACACGACCATGGGCTTGCCGTCCGGATCACCGATCAACCGAGACCGGACCTGATCCCAGCCGCCCATCGCGCCTCTCTGCGGCACGCGCTTGTTGTCCGCCGGCCGGAACACCACGCGGGCCGCCTGGGTCATGCGCATGGCGATGCTCGGCCCCCCGTCCTCGGCGAAGATCGCCGGATCGGCCACGCCCACCATCATGCCGCTGGCTGGCTTCGGGTCGTCACGCTCGCGGTCGCGGATGCCCTCGGCGACCTGCTCGGCCGTCATGCGCAGGCCCACGTTCGGCTCGTTGGGCTTCATGCCATACCATTCGCGGTAACAGACGAGACAACCGCGCGCGATGTCAGGCACGCTGCCGTCGCTGACCGCCCACCAGTGCGCCGCGAACGGTCGCGCGCTGCCCCAGTCGAAGGAGCGGAACCGCGCCCAGTGATCGGGTAGCGTCCGAGGCGCGATGATGTGACGATCGGCGCTGAACTCCGGAAAGAACGCGCCTGCGATGACATTCCAATCACCCTCCAGCCACGCCCGCACCAGTTCCGGCGAGCCGACCAGATGCAGGCGGTTGATATACGTCGGATCGTTCTGAAGCAGGATGCGGTTGTCCTGAATGCGTGACGGTATGTAGATGAAATGATGTTTCTCGCCGTTCGGCAGCTTACGAATGAGCGGGACCATCCCACGCGGCGCCGGGTCGATGTATCTGTGTTTGATCCATTGCTGGCCGACGCCGCCGGGGTTCGCGGTCAGGATCAACTGGATCGGCACGCCGCTCTTGGACCGCATCGCGCCGAACAGCATGTCTATTGGTTTCGGGTCCTCGAAGTTCCCGGCCTCCTCGACGGCGCAGTCGGAATTTTTGTTTATGAGGCCGCTATCTGATATGTAATGGTTTGCCTGATCAATACAGAGGTCTGTTACCCATGCGTCGCCAATTACTCGACATACCATCTTTCCATAAGACACCTCCTCCGCCAGACGCCTCGCCTCACCGGTATAAGGATGCACCCACGACAGTTCTGCGGTCTGGCTACGTGTTTGAATGGTGCCCGACGCATCCAAGCGCTCATTTTGGGACAATCCAACAGCACAGAATCGTGATGGAGTGCCATATTGGCCGGTTTCTTCGGAAGCTCGAAGTGGTGCATCACCGAAACGGTGATAGAGCCGATAATCGGATTGAGAACCTGGAACTGTTTGACAATGTGGGAGAGCATATCGCGGAACATGCGCGAATGCGCCGAGCCAATCCAGCGTTGATCGCCCGCGTTCGGCAAGCCGCCGCAGACCGTTCGATATCGTTCGCATCGCTTGGGATGGCGCCGAACTCGGTAGCGAAGATATGCCGAGAACATGGGATCGACTGGAAGCGGCGTGGAGTGATCGCGATCGTCTCTGAGATGACCGAACAGTCCGTGCGTGAAGCACTACGGGGACGGACCACGTTACAGGCCGCCGCGTTTCTTCACGTTCACCCGATGACTCTTTATAATCATTTCGGCCATCTTCTGAACAAGCGAACCAAGCCGGGAACGCTGGACGCTCATTGCGCCGATGTTCTCCACATATTGCGTCATGAGCGGCGACCGCAGTCCGATGTGGCCGCGAAGTATGGCGTATCGGAAGACTGCGTGAGGAAATCCGTTCAGCGGTGGATGAAGAGCCCCGAAGGTCTCGACATTCCGCCCCAACGTCTTCAGGCAATATTCCGGCGGTGGTCAAAACAGGATGCCAAATCGGATGCACCTGCTCGCCCATCAACTCGCCACTGGAGTCAAAAACCTGGGCCGAAACGCAAGGCGCCAGATAAGGCGGGGTCGTCGCGCGAACCACGCGCGGCCCTTCCAGCGTCATAACCATGTCACCCGGCGCGATGGCCTCGATAGGTCGGCGAGAGCCATCCGCCATGACAATGCGCGTTCCAACGGCGACACAAAGGTTTTGTCCCTGATACTTCGATGCATCTGAGACGTTCTCCAACGGACGAAACCGAATGCGGCCACCTCCGGGGAGACGAAATTGTCGCGGTTGTTCGCGCCACTCAGCGCCTAGTGGCAAATAGATTTCTTTGGCGCGTTCAATCAAATCATCAGCCTGCGGCATCTCTTTCCTGAAGAACACACCGTTGAACCCGACACCGTAACGTTGTGCTTTGATCGCCCACTTGCCCAGAACGCCCTCGGTCTTCCCGCCTCCGCGTGCACCACCCCAAAGGATTTCCGTATATGGACAGGAGACAAAGCGATACTGCTGACCGGGCTGCGGCGCCCAGACGAGACGGGATGGGGCGCTGTCTAACGGCATGACGTGGGCGCTAACGGCCGTGCAAACCTCGCATGTGTCCGCAAACGGTCGTTTGATCGAGTGGCCGGGTCAGTTTTCATCGGGTGGACCGAGTTGTTCCACGTTCATCTCGTTCCACTGCTCGATCGTCAGCGGCGCCTCGGACAGCACGCGGTGGATGTTCAGGTCTCCGGCGATGTTGTGATCGACACGATCGCCGTAGTTCTTCGGATCGAGGCGGGCGGCCAACCATCGATCGGCATCGAAACGAACACGCGCGGCGGCGGCATCCTCCGCTGTTGCCTTGCGTCCCGAGATAACAGCACGTTCAGCACAAGCGTGTGCCTGCATTTCCCGCGCGCGCGTATATGCTTCACGAAACTCCGGATGGACTCCGAGCCACCTGTGAATACTTGCGAACGACGGCATTCCTGGCTCTTTGACTATCTCTACCCCAAGTTCGCCCGCGCCGATACGATCGCACAAAAGTCGCGCGAGTTCTGGCGTGTAGGTTGATGGACGGCCGCCGGGCATCTCATTCCTGACACGAGGGATGTGGTAACCGGCTACCGCGTGGAATCGTCGCGTGTCAAGCCGTGGAGCGTTTGGTGTGGCGCTCCACGTTACGGTATCGGATGCTCCACGGGATGCTCCACGGGTGAACCAATGCGGAACATCATGTCAGTGTCCGGTATCGAGGAAGCCCCTTTCCCGGCCCTCCAGCATCAGTTGCTCGTATTCGCGTTGAGCGTGGTTGAG